GTCTTGGATGTGTAGTTGTCTTGGTTTCCTGGTTTATTATGTGGCTCATCAGTTTAATGGAGCTCAAGGAAATTATCATGATTATTTACATTTGTTTTTATCTTGTCTACCAATGTTTTTTGTTGGTAGAGCTGTTCTTCAAGGCCCTGCTATAGGTAATTCTTTATCATCATTGTTTAGTGGTGGTGGTATGTTGCTGGTTGCTTTTATAACGTGGTGTAAACTACGTGGTACTGATACAAAAGTTTTGGATCAAAATGCTCATTGGATTAGGTTTATGACTACTCCACTGAGTAATTTGGCTAATACTTTTGTCCATTGGAGTAATACAGGAGAGATTTCATTACCTGCTGATGCTTGGAAATTGGTTAATGATAAAGAAGTTGATACTATAAGTTTAGGTGAAATTTTTTCTCGTCTTAAACTTCATTGTACTTCTCAGTTTGCTTATCATGATGAAATGTATCTTAAGGATAATTCATATTATCATAAGAGACGTGATAAATGTTTTGAAAATCAAAAGTTATTTTACAATATGTTATTGTCTAGAAGTAAATCTCCAACTGTGACTCATGGTGTTCCTTTTGAACCAGAGTTGCAAGATATTGTGAGGGATTTGCAAGAAAAAGGTAAAATATCTATTTTACGTCTCATGCATGATGAACGTATTGAGAAGTATTGTGAAAAGGCTTCTGTTGAAATTCCTAGAGGTATGCGATCTCTTCCGTATGATTTTGCTTATACTATTGACCTACCTTATTCTTGGGTCAATCAGTTCTATCAGGTTGATAAAGATAAGAAGTTGTCTTTTGAGAAGGAAGTTGAAGTTCGCATTGACTCCTTAAAGTCTGTTCCTTATGATTATACTTTAAACAAAACCCCTGTAGGTTTTGTTGCAGGTGGTGTTGTTGGTAACACATCCTTAAAGGATTGTTTGGATGGTAATATTCCGGAACAAAGGATTTATGCATTATTGGTGAATCCTGCTAAGGTTCAGAATATTACTTCTGATGATGTTGATTTTGTTAGGTGTGTTGCCAAGTCTATAACTGAAACTTTTAAGATGTTTCATAAGGAAAAAGTTCGTAAACATGATAGAGCTTTGTTGGTTGTTTCTGCTATGGGTACTTCTGTCAGGAATAAAACTCCTGGTAGTCATATAGTTTGTAGAACTAAGATGTTCATGAGTATTAATGATGTTATTTCTGTTGTTAATACTCATATGATAATTGATAATTTAGCTGATACTGATGTTTCAATCAGTGTTGACCCTTTTGAAGCTATGAGAGATGCTCAAACTTTGACTCGGGTCATTGTTTCTAAGTTTTTGGTCAATATCATGTGTGGTCAAGATTCTGTTTGTGATATTTGTAAGTGTAATTCTTACCAAGAATTTTGTCCCTGCCATACTTCGTTAACTCCTGAGGCTGTTAAGAATTCTAATTTAATTCGATTGATGGAAGATTGTCCTAATAATCTTACTGATCTTAAAAATCGATATGTTAATTTTTTGTGTAATTATGGTGGTAATAATCCTTTTTCTTCGCTTGCTGATTATGGTGAGGAGGATAAAGAAAAAGTTGATACTGTAATTTTCTATGATGCTCAATGTGATGAGACTAAGAAGGATGTTGTTCTTAAACAAGTTCCTATTCCTAATGTTGTTGATTATTCCCCTGGTGCTTTAGCTCCTATACCTGATGAGTCTAGTTCTTGGACTCAATATGGTATTGTTGCTGGGGTTATTGCTGGTACTTTGGTTTTAGCTTCAGCTGTTTTTGGTTTTATGCCATGGCCTCGTTCAAATGAGGTTAAACCTGCCGTTCGTGGAAGAAGATGGGTTAATGCTGAGGACATGGTTGCCAAGGATAAAGATGAGCTTGAAGGGGATAAAAATAGGAGAATAAAGGCTACAAATCCGTTGAATAAAGAAAAACGGTTTTACATACACACTGGTGGTAGTGGTATAGATGATGATCTTATTCATAGAGAATTGGCTGAGGAGAGTAAAAAGGATTATGTTGCTATGCATTATGGTTGGGATCAAGCAGAAAGTGCCCCAACTAAGAAAAAGAATGAACTTTATGGTCCTTTGTTGGAAGGACCAGGTTACATTCCTGAATATGGTTATGAAACTGTTAAGAGCAATACATATAGGATTACTACTCCTACATGTCCAACCTGGTATACTTATGGGTTGAGATATAAAAATTTATGTATTGTTGATAAGCATTGTTTCACACCAGAATTTGGTTATAAGGTTGTTGGACCTTGTGATCTTTATTTGACTAATCTTCATGCTACTGCGCAGAAGATTAAGTTTAATGCTGATAAGTTAATTAATATTAAAGATAGTCCTTTTAGAGAGAATGGTGATCCTATAGATACTTTGTGTGCTTTCAAGGTATCTTATTCTACTCGTTCTCCTAATATTACTTTAGCCACCATTGATGGAACACCCGAAGCTGTTATGGTGTTGCCTCGGTTGAAGAATGAAGTTATGGCTTTCCATGGTACTCATGGCTATTGTGCTGTTAATGGGAGGTTTCAAGGTTCCACTCAGAAAGGAGATTGTGGATTGGGTGTTTGGTCCACTTCTGTTACAGGTGAACAATTGGTTGCTTGTTATGGAATTCATTATCTTTACCAAGATAATATTTGTACCTTTCATACTTTTGATCAACAGACTGTTGACAAATTAAATCAAATTTCTTTAAACTAAATATCCCCTGTGAGATTAGCAGGGGAGAATTTTTGCAAAGTTTGACTGGTAGTTCTGTTTATTTTACTATGTCATGGCTCAGTAGAACTAATTGTTTTGTTGGTTCTGCCCCATTGAAATGCAAACGTTCTGTAGATAGAAATTTGTGGACGGGTATGGATTTTAATACTGAGTTTGATTTGACTCACCATACTTGGCCTAATTATTATGAAAGGTTGGCTGCTTATGATAGGGGATTAAAACCCTTTCCTGATGAAAAGTCTTTTGTTTTTGAAAAGACTTATTCATTTTTGTTGCGTATGTTTGGGTTTGTTAATTGGAAACCCAAAGATAGTTCTGAGTGTTTGAGGTATTTTGAACCTGAAACTAGTGCTGGTTTTTGTCCTGATTTGTGGGATTGTTCTTTGAAGAAAGATTGGATTGAAACGTGTTATCCTGAGGTATATAACACGTATGTGGATGAATTGATGCGTGGTGCTCGTTATCCAATCTTAAAGTGTGCTCTTAAAGAAGAGGTTCTCCCTGTTGAGAATGGAAAAGTCAAGAAGAGTCGGTTGTTCATTTTTACTGATGCTGCTATGACTCTGTTCACGTCCTGTTTTACAAAGGATATGGATGAACAGTTATTTGCCCACCATATGCAAGAGAATTGGTTTGGTGCTGGTTTAAATATATACCATAAAAATTGGGATAGTTTTGTCCGTTATGTGTATGCTCTTGAGAATAAAATTGTGCGAGATGCTCGTCAATTTGATAGTTCTCACATACAAGAATTAATTATGGTGTGTAAGAGGTTGCGTATTGATCTCTGTGATGTGGAATTTAGATCAAAAATGGTTAAATTCCTTACTGTTATCTATGAAAATATGGGATACAGTTTTATTCTCGGTGTTGATGGGAGAATCTATTGGAAAAATGATGGTACAGGGTCTGGTAAATATACGACTTTGTCTGATAATACCATCATTTCTATTTTTATTATTATTTATTGTATAGTTAAGAAGTATCCTGATATTTCTTATGAAGGTATGGTTAAAACCAACCATTTTACTACTTGTGGTGATGATGTCGCAGGTAGTAGTTCTATAATAGGTAGTGTGGATTTGGTGGAGAATGCCG